CTTTCAAAAAACAATTACTAGAAGGTGATGCAAGTTTTAAATCATCTGGTGGTGATGTTTTTAAACTAGCTCTTTACACTTCTTCAGCAACTCTAAACTCAGCGACTACTTCCTTTACTACAACTCAAGAAGTTAGTAATACAGGTACTTATGCATCTGGTGGAGATAAACTAACAGGTCAGAATACTTCAATTGCTTCAGGTGTTGCAATCGTAGACTTTGCAGATTTATCATTTACAGGTGTAACGTTGACAGCTAGAGGTGCAATGATCTACAATACATCTTCTGCAGTTACTAATGCAGCAGTTGCAATTTTAGATTTTGGAGGAAACAAGACAGCTACTTCGGGAACTTTCACAATTCAGTTTCCAGCATTTACTACAGCAGCAGCTATATTAAGAATCTCTGGTTAATAGGAGTTTTAAATGGCGTTAGTCGTAAACGATAGAGTTAAAGAAACTTCTACCACTACTGGTACAGGTACGCTTTCTCTTGCAGGAGCCGTTCAAGGTTTCGAAACATTTGTTGCAGGTATTGGTAATTCTAATACAACGTATTATACTATTGTAAATGAAGATGGTGCGTTTGAAGTTGGTATTGGTACGGTTACTGATGCTGGAACTGATACTTTATCTAGAACTACTATTTTATCATCATCTAACAGTGACTCCGCAGTAAACTTTGCTGCAGGCACTAAAGATGTTTTCTGTACCCTTCCTGCATCTAAAGCTGTTATCGAAGACGCTAGTAATAACGTAACTTTACCAGCAGACTTATCTGTTGGTGATGATCTTACAATTGAAGGTGGTGTTATTGATTTTAAATCAAATAGTGGATCACCAGCTGCTTTAAGAATGTACTGTGAAGTATCAAATGCACACTATCAAACATTAGCACCACAACCACACTCAGCAGCAGCTTCAAATACATTAAGACTTCCCGATAGTGGAGATAGTGGTACACAAGATTTAGTTGCTGTAGATATTTCACAAACACTTACAAATAAAACTCTTACAACTCCTGTAATCTCAAGCATTTCAAATACGGGTACACTTACTCTTCCAACATCAACTGATACATTAGTTGGTAGAGCAACAACGGACACGTTAACTAATAAAAGTATTGATGCAAGTCAGCTAACTGGTACAGTTGCAAACGCAAGATTAGATGCTCAATTACAAGACGTTGCTGGACTAGCAACAACAGCAGGAAAAATTATTCAAGGTGATGGATCTAATTTTGCTCTTTCAGCTTACACACTTCCAACCTCAGACGGATCTGCAGGTAAAGTTTTAACAACTGATGGATCAGGAGCAGTTACTTTTGAAACTCCTACAACAGGAGATATAACATCTGTTGTAGCAGGTTCTGGTTTAACTGGAGGAGCAACTAGCGGAGCTGCAACTCTAAACGTTGGTGCTGGAAACTTAATAGACGTTCAAGCAGATCAAGTAGATGTAGATCTTTCTGAACTTACCACTTCTACTTCAAACGCAGATGGAGATTTTTTTGTTGTAGTTGATTCTTCTAACGGTCAAAGAAAATTAACTAAAGGAAATATTAATAACTCAGGATTTAATAATGACGCTGGATATACTACAAACACTGGAGACATCACTTCTGTTGTAGCAGGATCTGGTTTAACTGGAGGAGCAACTAGTGGAGCTGCTACTTTAAATGTTGGAGCAGGTACAGGTATTGATGTTGCAGCAGATGCAGTTTCTGTAGACGTATCTGACTTTATGACTAATGGTTCAAACAATAGAGTTGTAACAGCTACAGGTGCAGATGGTATGAATGCAGAAGCTAATATGCAGTTTGATGGATCTACACTAACAGTAACTGGTGATATTGTTCCAGGAGCTAACGATAGTCATGACCTAGGTGCTTCAGACAATGTTTGGAGAAACTTATACACTGGAGACTTACATTTATCTAACGAAGCAAAATCAGAAGGTAATGCTGTTGATGGCACAAAAGGTAGTTGGACAATTCAAGAGGGTGCAGAAGATCTTTATTTATTTAATAACAAATCTGGTAAAAAATATAAGTTTAAACTAGAGGAAGTTTAATAAGCCATGGCGTTCGGGATAACAGCTTTTGCAGAAAGTCCTTTTGCTGCAACTGGATCACAAAGTATTAATGTTGTACCAACAGGTATTAGTTTAACCTTAAATGACGGAACAGCTCAAGCATTCACAGATGTTTTAACTGAAAACGTAACTGGAATAGCAATGTCTGCTAATCTAGGTACAGTTAGTATATTTGCAGGTGTTGAAGTATTTCCAACAGGACAGTCTTTAACTTCTAATTTAGGTTCTATTACTTCTACAGCTGATGCAAATGTATCTGTAACTGGTCAAGCAATGACAACTAATTTAGGAACTGCTCAAGGATTTACTGATCATACAACAGAAGACTTAACCGGTATTGGATTTAATATAAACTTAGGAAGTGTTTTTGTTTTTGCTGATGTAAATGTTTCAGTTACTGGTCAAGCAATGACTATGCAAGAAAATGCTCCAACAGTCACTGCAGATGCAAATGTTTCAGTTACTGGTCAAGCAATGACAGCTGCTCTTGGAACAGCTGTTTTAGATGCAAATAGTTTAATAGATGTGACTGGTCAAGCACTAACTATGCAAGAAGGTACTGCAACAGCACCAGATTCATTAGCTATATTAACGGGAATTGATATGACAATGACATTAAATACTGTTGAAAATATAGTATGGACAGAAGTTAACACGGGAGGCGCTCCTACAGATCCTCCAGGTTGGCAGGAAGTAGCTTGATTTTTAACAATAAATTGAATAAAATAAAATTTTAAGGAATTTAAAATATGGCAAATGCAACTTCAGCTAGTTTAAAATTAACTGTACAACAAACCGGAGAAAACTCAGGGACTTGGGGACAGTTTACTAATACTAATTTATTAATATTAGAGCAGGCCATTGGTGGATATGCAGCTCAAGCATTAAATGCAACAACAGGTGCAACTTTACTTTTTTCAAATGGAGTTTTATCTAATGGTAAAAATCAAGTTTTAAGATTAACTGGTACTATTACTGCTAATGTAAATGTAGTTATTCCAGACTCAATAGAAAAAACATACCTTGTAGAAAATGCAACAACTGGTGCTTTTACCGTAACTTTCAAAACATCTTCTGGAACAGGTGCTACATGGTCTACTACAGATAAAGGATATAAAATTTTATATTCAGACGGAACTAATATAGTAGATATCACAGCTGATTTAGGAGACATTACTGCTGGGAATGTTACTTCAGGGGGTATAACTGCTACTGGAAATATTGTGCCTGGCTCAAATGATGCCTATGACTTAGGTGCTGTAGGTAATGTATGGAGAAATTTGTATACAGGGGATCTACATTTATCTAATCAAGCTAAAAATCAAGGAAACATGGTAGACGGAACTAAAGGTAATTGGACTTTACAAGAAGGAAAAGATGATATATTCATGATAAATAATATATCTGGAGAAAAATTTAAAATTAATTTATCCAAGATTAAAGGAGATTCATAATGGGTGTAATATCATGTGGTACTACAATGTTAGACCAAGGGCAATTTTCAAACCTACCTGTAGCAAGTTGGCAAACAGGATCAATTAAAACTTCAGGTTTTACTGCAGCAAGCGGTGAAGGATATTTTTGTAACACTTCTGGTGGAGCTTTTACTGTAACACTTCCTAGTTCACCTTCGGCTGGAAATATAGTTGCCATTAAAGATTACGCAAATACATTTGACACAAATGCAATTACCATTGGACGAAACGGATCTAAGATTGGTGGAGAGTCAGATGACGCTACATTAACTACAGAAGGAATAGCAGTTACATTAATTTATGTGGATGCTACTAAAGGTTGGTTAGTAGTATCTTCAGGTTTACAAAACGAAGCACCTGTCCCAGCTTTCGTAGCAGCTACAGGTGGAACAGTTGCAACTTCAGGAAATTTTAAAATTCATACATTCACTTCATCAGGTACTTTTTGTGTTTCATCAGCTGGTAACCCAGCGGGATCAAGCAGTGTAGATTACATGGTAGTTGCTGGTGGTGCCGGTGGTGGCTCTGGAACAGGACCGCCTTATTATAGAGCTGCTGGTGGCGGTGGAGCAGGTGGTTTTAGAGAATCATCTGGTGCAGTATCAGGTTGTTACACAGCAAGTCCATTAGGTGCTTGTGTAAGTGCTTTACCGGTAACAGCTCAAGGATATCCAATCACTGTTGGAAGTGGTGGAGGTGGTGGTAACCCCGCACCTGGATCAGATGGTGGTGATTCAGTTTTTTCAACTATTACAGCTACTGGTGGTGGCGGAGGGACTTCAGGTCCTGATGGTGCGCCAGGTAAAAGTGGTAGACCCGGAGGTTCTGGTGGAGGATTAGGTAAACCTGCACCAGGAGCAGATCAAGATGCTGGTGCTGGAAATACTCCTGCATTTAGTCCACCTCAAGGTAATGATGGTGGTGGACCAAGACCAAACAATGATTATTTAGCTGGAAATGGAGGCGGTGGTGCAACTGCAGCAGGTTCTCCTTTACAAGGTATTCCAGGTGACCCAAATGTTAATGGTGGTGCAGGCGGTGCAGGTGCTACAACAAATATAACTACTTCTCCAGTCACTTATAGTGAAGGTGGAAGAGGTGGAATATGGAATGGACCAAACCCAGGATCTAATAATGCAAGCGCTAATACTGGAGATGCTGGTAGAGGTGGCGGAGCAGGTAATGCATACAGTGGTGAAGCAGGAGGTAATGGCGGATCTGGTATAGTAGTAATAAGGTACAAGTTTCAATAGGTAAATATTATGGCACATTTTGCAAAAATCGGAGTTAACGGAAAAGTTATACAAGTAACAGTGGTAGACAATAATGATCTACTGGATGCTAATAATGTAGAAGATGAAAAAGTAGGTCAAACATATTTACAATACCATTGTAATTGGCCAGCAGAACTTTGGGTTCAAACTTCTTACAACACTTTAAATAACCAACATTCTTTAGGTGGGACTCCTTTAAGAGGAAACTACGCAGGTGTAGGTTATACTTGGGACGAAGAAAATAATATTTTTTGGCCTAAAAAACCATATCCTTCTTGGGTAAAAAATCTTACAACAGCAGCATGGGATTCACCAATAGGTGATTGTCCTGAACTAACAGCTGAACAAAAAGCAGACACTACAACTTCTTATGGTCATATTTGGAATGAAGAAAACCAAACTTGGGATTTAGTTACAAGACCTTTCACGCCACCTGAATAATAATTGACAATTTAATTATTTTATATTATTCTTTATTTTAGAATGAAGAAGAAAGTATTATCGGAACAAAGTATAATTTATGGTGATGTTTCAATGCCAAAAGGTTTTGAAATAGACAAAGATAAACTTATTACTGACACTTTAGAATCATCTTTAACTGATAAAGAATTTCCATTTTCAAGAACTTGGGATATGTTAAATACGTATATCAAAGAACATGTAAGCGTTGAATATGGTCCTCTAAAACTATACAATAAAAAAACTTGGTCAGATACATATAATCCAGATACATTATCTAAACCCTTAATAAATATAGATTATTCTAATCTTGGAAACTCTCCTGATTATACAGCCTTATATGGCACTAAAATAGATGACTGTTGGGTTAAAATATATTATGACGACAACAGACGTAAAGGTCAAAGTTTTGATATACAGCTAAAAGAAAACATGTTTATTATGTTTCCTTCTACTAATATGTACACTATTTCAAATAAACAAAAAGAATCTTTAAATTTTATTCAAACAATAACTTACACTTATTTTTAATGATTAAAGAAATAGTTATTGTAGGTGGGGGCACATCTGGCTGGCTAGCCGCTGCATATCTTAATTATCAATTACCTAAATTTAAGTTAACTATAATAGACAAAGAAGTAGGTACTCCTGTTGGTGTAGGAGAAGGGACATTACTTGACTTTGGAGATTTTTTAAAAGGTTGTGGATTTGATGAAAATGAATGGTTTAATTTTATAGATGCAGTGCCTAAATCAGGCATACTTTTTCCTAATTGGGTTTCAAAACATAATGACATATGGCATCCTTTTGAGTTAGGTGTACAAAATAATACATTAGTAAAAGGTGGTTACGATTCTAATGTATCAGCTTTCAATATAGATTGTTCTAAATTAGTTTATTATATTCAAGAAAAATTAAAGAAAAAAATAAAAATTATTAAATCAGATGTAGTTGAGATTAAAAGAGAAGGTGATGTAAAATACATTAAACTAAAGAATAATAAAAAAATAAAATCTGATTTATATATAAATTGCACCGGTTGGAAAAACATTTTTAAATATAAAGATAAAAAACAACTACTTAATAGTAGACTTATGTGTGATACAGCAGTTGCTGCACATGTTTCTTACAATGATAAACAAAAAGAACAGCACAACTATGTTGTGTCAGAAGCTGTTGAAAGCGGTTGGATATGGAAAATACCTGTTCAATCTAGAATTGGATCTGGTTTTGTATTTAATAGAAGCATAACTAAAATTGAAGATGCAAAAAATTATTTTGTAAAGTATTGGGATAATAGAATTACTAAAGATAAAATTAAAGTATTAGACTGGACTCCTTTTTATCTTAAAAACCCTTGGCAAAATAATGTTGTAAATATAGGTCTGTCTTCTGGTTTTTTAGAACCATTGGAAAGCACAGGTATAGCTATCATTATGAGATCTATTTTTAATTTAACTAAAAGAATATGCACATCATTCTACACAAAGAACGATATTGATGTGTACAACAAAACCATGGAAATTATGTATGAAGACTGTATAGATTTTGTAAGCATGCATTACTGTAATTCTAAAAGAAAAGAAAAGTTTTGGAAGGAAGCTAGTAAAAAAATTAAAACATCTGATTTACATAAAAAATATTTAAATGTTTTAAATGTTAATAAAGACCTAAAACATTTTGTTAATAACAAATTTCAAGATGTTAAAGTATTTACTGGAGCTAATTGGTTTTGTTGGTTAACTCAAATGAAATATAAAAAATATGAATCTGCATAATTACTATTGGTATTTTAAATCCGCTGTACCACATAAAGTCTGTGACGATATTATAAAATATGGATTATCTAAATCAGAAATTATGGCAAGAGTTGGTGGGTACAATGGTGAGAAATTAAATAAAACTGAAATTAACGATATGAAACGTAAAAGAAATTCAAATGTAGTTTGGATGGATGATGCATGGATTTACAAAGAACTTCAGCCTTTCGTTAATCTAGCTAATGAACATGCAGGTTGGAATTTTAATTGGGAAAGATCAGAGTGTTGTCAATTTACAAAATATAAACTTAATCAATACTATGACTGGCATTGTGATAGTTACTCGCTACCCTATACAGAAGGCAGCAGTAAAGGCATGATTAGAAAACTATCTATGACTTGTCAATTAACAGATGGATCAGAATATGAAGGAGGGGAATTGGAATTTGACTTTAGACAATATGATCCTCATATGAGAGATGAATCTAAACATCTACAAAAAGCAACAGAAATTTTACCTAAAGGAAGTATTATTGTATTTCCATCATTTGTATGGCATAGAGTTAAACCAGTAACGAAAGGAACAAGATATTCATTAGTAATGTGGAGCACTGGATATCCGTATAAATAATATGATTATAAATAACTATTTTAACACAACTATTTGGAGTGAACACAAACCAGAATTTATAAATTCTGTAAATAAAGCTAGTAACAAATATATTTTAGAAGCACGTAAAAGAGAAAAAAAATATATAAAAGAACATGGTGATTTTGGAAGATCCTATCACTCAACACCTATTGTTCATGATAATGATTTTATTGATTTAAGAAATTATGTTGGTCAAAAATCTTGGGAGTATTTAGACCATCAAGGTTTTGATATGTCACAATACAAAACTATGTTTAGTGAGATGTGGGTGCAAGAGTTTGCTAAAAAAGGTGGTGGTCATCATTCAGCACACGTACATTGGAATCAACATGTATCAGGTTTTTATTTTTTAAAATGTAGTGATAAAACTTCTTATCCTGTATTTCATGAGCCGCGTACTGGAGCTAGAGCTACAAAATTAAAAATGAAAAAAGATTTAAAAGGCGTATGGCCAGGTAATGATTTAATAGATGTTAGACCTATACCTGGAACATTAATTATATTTCCAGGTTATTTAGAACATGAGTTTGTTGTAGATCATGGGGTCAAACCTTTTAGATTTATACATTGGAATATACAAGCAGTTCCAAAAGAAATGGCTATAAATGGTTAAAATAAAAGATAATTATTTGTCTACTGAAGAATATAGTATATTGAAAAATAATATGGAATCAACTTATTTTCCTTGGTACTATAATCATAATAAAACTTGGCAACCTACTTCTAATCCAAAATTATTTGAGTATCAGTTTGTGCACATATTTTATAGCGATGATAAAGTTAATTCTAATAAGTTTGATTACTTAGATCCTATAATAAAAAAATTAAAACCTTTATCTTTAATTAGAGTAAAAGCTAATTTAACTCCTATAAGTCATAAATTAATTAAGTCCGATAAACACTACGATCAAAATTTTAAATGTAAAATTGCAATATACTATTTAAATGATAATAATGGTTACACGATGATAGGAGATAAAAAAGTAGAAAGCAAAAGTAATAGAATGGTTTTATTCGATTCTGATAAAGCACATTACGGGACAAATTCTACAGATTGTAATAATAGAATTATAATTAACTTTAACTATTTTTAATGGACTTTAAAAAAAATAAATACACAGTTATTCGTCAGGCTATCTCAAAAGACTTAGCTACATTTATTGCAAACTATTTTTCTATGCAGAAACAAGTTTTAGATACATGTCAACAAGAAAGATATTTTTCACCCTATGAACAGATAATTGGATTCTATGAAAATAAAGACGATCAAATACCAAATACTTATTGTTGTTATTCTGACACTGCAATGGAAACTTTATTACTTAAATGTCAACCAGCTATGGAAAAAGCAACTGGATTAAAATTATATCCAGCATATACATATGCTAGGATATATAAAAAAGGAGATGTACTAAAAAGACACAAAGATAGATTTAGTTGTGAGATATCTACTACTATGAATCTTGGTGGAGATCTTTGGCCTATATACTTAGAACCCTCTGGAGAAACAGGTAAGAAGGGTGTTAAAGTAGATTTAAAACCAGGAGATATGTTAGTGTATTCTGGTTGTCAATTAGAACATTGGAGAAATAAATTTAAAGGTAAAGAATGTGTTCAAGTTTTTTTACATTATAATAATCGTAAAACACCAGGGGCGAAGAAGAATATGTTCGATGGACGCCCACATTTAGGACTTCCAAGTTGGTTTAGAAAGTGATATATTTATCCTTGTTTCTTTTATAATAAGGATAAAATATGTTACAAAAACTTAATTTTAAACCAGGTTTTGATAAACAAGTTACTGAGTCTGGAGCTGAATCACAATGGATTGATGGAGACTTTGTTAGATTTAGATATGGTTTACCTGAAAAAATAGGAGGTTGGTCTCAATTAACCTCAAGTAATTTAACCTTACCTGGCGTAGCGAGAGCACAACATGCATTTACTAGTATTGCTGGTGAAAAATACGTAGCAATCGGTACGTCCCAAGGTTTATTTTTATATGCTAATAATAAATTTTATGACATCAGTCCTTTAGATAATGATGTTATTACAGGAGCTACCTTTGATGCAAATTCAGGATCTGCAACAGTTACTGTTAATAAAACAGCGCATGGATTACTTAATGGTAGGTATGTAACATTTACTGCGGTTACAGTTCCAACAGGATCGGGTTATGCTACCTCTGCTTTCACAGATAATACTTTTGAAGTTTTAAATAGAACAGCAAATAGTTTTGATATTACAATGCCTTCTAATTCAGCTGGAACTACATCCGGCACTGGATCAGCAACAATTAATCCTTATGAAATTGTTGGCCCTACTTTTCAAACCGGTGGTTTTGGTTGGGGTACCTCTACATGGAGCGCTAGTACATGGAACACACCTAGAGCAACCACTAATGTAATTCTAGATCCAGGCCTCTGGAGCCTAGATAACTTTGGTCAAATATTAATTGCAACTATTGGAAATGGTAGAACATTTACTTGGAATGCGGGAGCAGCTAATCCAACAACTAATAGAGCTACAGTAATGACAGGCGCTCCTACTAAATCAAGATTAACTCAAGTATCAGATAGAGATAGACACGTGTTTCATTTTGGAACAGAAACAACTATTGGAGATACTTCAACTCAAGACCCTATGTTTATAAGATTTTCTAATCAAGAAGACTTTAATACTTATGCTCCAACAGCTACAAACACGGCAGGTACTTTTAGAGTTGATAAAGGTAATGAAATTATTGGAGCTGTTTCTGGTAAAGATTATACTTTAGTTTTAACAGATACTTCAGCATATGTAATTCAATTCGTTGGTCCACCATTTACTTTTTCTGTAAGACAAGTTGGTACTAACTGTGGATTGATTGGACAGAACGCATTAAGTTATTCCGATGGTAAAGTATTCTGGATGTCAGGTGAAGGTGGATTTTTTATGTTTGATGGTACTGTAAAATCTATTCCTTGTTTAGTTGAAGATTTTGTTTTTACAACTAATGGAGATCATATAGGAATTAATTACACATCAAATCAATTAGTTTATGCAGAGCATAATTCTTTATACACTGAAATTAATTGGTTCTACCCTTCAGCAAATTCTGCTCAAATAAATAGGTGTGTTACTTATAATTACACAGAAAATTTATGGACTACGAGTTCGCTTGCAAGAACTAGTTACATAGATCAAGGTGTTTTTGAATTACCTTTTGCAACTGAATATAATAAAACAGGGCTACCTAATTTTTCTATACAGGGTATTACAAACACTTATGGAGCTTCTACTTACTACGAACATGAAAAAGGAGTAGATCAAGTTAATAGTTCAGGTACAACTTCTATTGATGCGTTTATACAATCAGGGGATTATGACATAGCTAATAGATCTAGTGGTTTAGGAATGTCAACTGGTGTTGCAGATTTTAGAGGAGATGGTGAGTTTATTATGTCAGTTAAAAGATTTATACCTGATTTTCAACTATTAGAAGGTAACTCTAAAATAACTCTAATCCTTAATGATTACCCTAATAACACATCTGCAAGTTCTCCACTTGGACCCTTTACAGTTACATCAACAACTGATAAAGTAGATACAAGAGCAAGAGCAAGATTAGTAGCACTTAAAATAGAAAATGATGCAGTAGGAGAAACCTGGCGTTATGGTACTCTTAGACTAGATGCAAAACCAGATGGACGAAGATAATGTCAGTAGATAAAAAAATTAATTATGAAGTACAAGGTGGTGCAAAAAATTATCTTGGTAAACAAAAAGAGGTTAAGGCTCCTGTAAAATGGAAGTCTAGTCCAGATAGTCCTGAAACAGAATTAGCATACATTACAAAAGCAGAAAAAGATTTACTTGTTAAAGAAGACTTACATGGTTCATTAAATGGTGATGTCAACAGAGGACCATCAGGTATCATGAGTTTAGATGGTTATGGATCATTTGATGGTCCAGATCCAAGTAAAGATACAGGTATGTCTGGTGCTGCAACAAGTGATGCAGAGGCAGGTAGAACCACAGCTAATACAAGAGCTGAAGGTCCTGGAAGTGGAAACTTACCACCAGGGGTTAGAGATAAAGGTTTAGACGATTATAGAAATGCATTTATTGCAGCAGGTGGTGGACAAAGAGTTAATCCAGGTTTTTTTGATAGTAGAAATACTGTAAGCCCTGCTGAATTAGCTAGAGCTAAAGCATTTAATCCTAGAGCTTTTTATAGAGGTCGAAGAGGAACTGGTCTTGGTAGTTTCTTTACAGGTGGTGGATTTTTAGGAAATATAATTAGAGGTATTGGAAGAGGTCTTGGTTTTGGTAAAAACTATAATGAACCAACTTATGACATGAGTCGATTTAATAATACTAGACTGTATGAAAATATATTAGGCCCTAGTACAAATCCAAACAATCTTGATATATATAATGAGTTTGTAGATGATGAAGAGGAAGAAAACACAACGACAAGTTCTTCCCCACCAATAGGAATAGCACCTAATAATTATAACATGCGACAACCACAATATATAGAAGAACTTGATGAAAAATTTAAAGACCCAGTTAAAGATCAAGTTGGTGATTTAGAGTTCATAGCGGCTGGTATGAATGAAGCACAAAAAAATAAAGCTTTACAAGAAATGGGGTTTGGCGTACCTGCTGATAAAATTATGCCAAAGCTACAACAATTAGATAATACAAAATTTTTTATGAAAACAGATGATCGTATTAGAGCTAAAGAGTTTATTGATTTTTATGAACAAAATCAAGGTCCACTTACTGATGAAGAAAAAATGCAAATATATGTAAAAGCTGGAGAAGAATTTGAGGAAGATGCGTAATGGCTAAGATTACTAATTACATACCTGAACCACAACCGGAATACAGTCCTGAAAACCAAAGACAAATACTTGAGTCTTTAACTACATTACAAAACCAACTTAATTTTTCTTTTCAAAATGACTTGAAAGAAGAACAAGATGCATATAATTACTTTTTATCATGACAATACAATATAAGAACCAAGGTTTTAAACAAGTTGATACAGCTAAAGCAACAGTGCTTACTTGTCCTACTGATGGAGCAATTATAGTTAAAAGTGTTTATTGTGCAAACAATGATGCATCATCAGCTATTGTAGTAAACATGAATTTTGTTGACTCATCTGATTCAAGCACTGAATATGAATTTTTTAGAGATGATGTAGCAGCTAAATCACAGGTAAATGCTTCACCTCAAGGCTTGAATTTAGAAGCAGGTGATGCTATAACTGTACAAGCAGCTACAGGCAGTAGTAAGATACAAGGCCTGATAAGTTATGCTTTAATAGACAGGTCACAACAGAATGGATGATGATATATTAAAAATTGATTGTACTACGACAGTAGTTTTAAGAAATACTAGAACTAATAAAATATATAAAGATGAATCAGAGAAAGATGCTGATATAGCTGATCCTAACACTGAGACAGTTGCAAATCATATTGCACAAGATCTTACAGTGGTAGTATCACCTAAAGGCTTAAACATACTACAGAAAGTAATGAATGAAAATAAGAAACCAAAATCCTAAAGGCGGAACAGAATTACAGTTTAGTTATTTAGAAGAATACGTAGACAAAGAATTATTAGCACAAGTTCAAATTTGTACATCTATACCTGAAAAGATTCCATTACATCCTACCAAGGTAAATATACTTTGGCAAAAAAATTCATACGATCAACCGAATCTGGCACCATGGTTCCAAGATAAAAACAATCATAAGAAATATGATTGGTATGTTTTTAATTCACATTGGACTTATGAAAAATATAGAATGATGTTTGGCATACCATTGGAACGATGTGTGGTTATTAAAAATGGTATAGATAAAATACAAAAAGCTAAACCATATAAAGATGGCGACCCCATAAGGATCATTCATCAGAATACACCTTGGAGAGGTTTATCTGTTTTACTAGGAGCAATGCAATTAATTAAAAACCCTTTAATTACTTTAGATGTTTATTCTTCTACAGAAGTATATGGAAAACAATTCTATGATCAAAACGATCACAACTATACAGAGTTGTACGAGCAAGCAAGGCAGTTGCCTAATGTAAACTACATAGGATATAAACCAAATAATTTTATAAAAGATAATATACATAAATATAATATGTATGTGTATCCAAGTATTTTTGAAGAAACATCTTGCATATCTTTGTTAGAATGTATGGCAGGTGGTTTATATTGTATTACAACTAATCTAGGAGCATTGTTTGAAACAGGAGCAGAGTTTCCAATGTATATTCCTTATGATGATGACTATAAAAGACTAGCTTCTAAATTTGCTTTTGGAATAGAAGCTGCAGCTAAAACTATACATCACCCACAAATACTTAATCATTTAGAATCACAATCTCATTATGTTAATGTTTATTACAATTGGAATAAAATAGGTAACGGATGGACTAATTTTTTAAAAGGAGCTATTAATGCAAAATCCCAATAAACCTATATGGTTTAATAAACCTAATGATTCCGAAGTAACTACAATTGATTTAACTAATACTACTAAAAATTTTAATTATAGAATAATGGTTGGTACCCCATGTCATAGTGATACATCTATGCATTACACTCAAGCTGTTTTAAAATTTCAACAAGCGTGTATGCAAAAAGGAATACAAGTTAGTTTTACTTTGTTAAAGTCTTCTTTAGTTACTCAAGGTAGAAATCTATGTGTAGCTGAAATGTTAACTCATTCAGATAATTACACTCATTTATTATTTATAGATTCAGATATTGATTT